CTTTTTTAATTGTTGTAGTTGAGATGGTCTGTTTGATGTTGTAGCGTGATATCGTATCAAATCAGCAGTAGCCTGACCGTATTCGCTTTCAATCATAGGAATCGCTTCGGCGTATATCTTTGTGAAGTCTTCCATTGAAAGAAGACCACGCATAGGACGCTCACCTGCCATACCTGTGCGCTGTGTTCCAATTGCAGTTCCTGCACCCGTAAGTCTGGGATACATTGCCTGTTCAATGTCGCTGCCCGGAACTTTTTCTTTGATACCAGATATTCCGTACTTATTAAATATTGTTTCTAGATGAATTTCTAGGGCTTGAAGGTTAGGGGCACGGTTTGCTTTATCAGGACTACCTGCTTTTGTAAACAAGGGGGCTACATCATCATTTTTCAGGTCTTTGTAGGGCATGGTAATATCCAAACCCATCTTTTTAAATCCTGAAACAAGGGCACCGATTCTTTTCTTTGCATTTTCACTGAGGGTTGGGCTTGACTTGGCAAAGTCAATAGCCTCTTCGACTGTGGCTGTGCCAGCCTTCAGCTTTTCAACAAATTCTATTTCAGTTAGTGCCACGCCTTTTACTTCCTTTGTTTCATTGACGAACTTCAACGGCGACAGCGGATTTTCATCATGTATTCGATTAACGTAAATATCTTCGTCATCTATGTTAGTCCACCTAGCAAGCTTTGGATCTTGCTTAGATGTAGTTTTATACATATAGCCTGATGTAGCTTCTTGGCTATACAGCCGTAAGATTTCTTCTTTTGAAACGCCTCTACTAGAAGGTCTTAAATCATCGCCTGAATAAATATCATAGACATCGCCACGTTTTCTTATTTCTTGGATATTACCTTTTGTTTGCTTGCCACCAGACCCTTTTTCATTTTTCATAAACCCAATAATAATAGAGGGCTTATCTAAGTCGGCTTCTGTTATAGGCTTATTGGCAAGACTGTTTTCTTTTACAAACTTTATGTCATCGTTTGCCATAGGTTAGTATCCAAATACTTCGTCTTGTACTTTATAGACGTGGTTCTTGATTGCGCCTAGTTGTTGGTGTATTGCAGCGTATCCGCTCATACGTGTCATTACCATGTAACGTAGTGCATCGTATGCGTGATCTTCAGCCTTTGTATCCACGTCCTCACTGTTCGTTTTTGAAAGAGGAATACCTGCAAGCTGTTTGATTATGTGCTGACACGTAGAGAAGATGCGTATGCGTGGTTCTTCTGTGTATGGATCATCGCCTAATCTTCTATGTATTTCCATCTTACCTTGAATACGGTTTCTGTCTGATGGTGTCCAACGTACACCGCAACGCATCATTGTCTCTGCTATAGATGGACCGAAACCAGTCTTGTTCCAGCACGAAGCATCTAAGACGGTGTAGTGAGGTAGCGGATCAAATTCTTCTGCTTCTAGTATTTTATCAGCTAAATCTTCCGCTGTCAAGTGTTTTGCATACAACTCACGATAGACCCAAATATTATTATCCCAATCAATAGCACCCCAAAGAACTGCAGACGGGGATGAATATCCATAGTCCGCCGCTCTAATGCGAGGCCAATTGGTAGGTAATTCGAAAGGTTCGACAACGTGTCTACTCCGTGAAAACTCTGGGAAGGCCGCTCCCTCTGCCACATCCCAATCCCCCTCTAGAAGTCTCTTCCGCTCAACTTCTGGGAGCGAACGCAACATGGCTTCGTATTGTCCGTCTGCCATGAGGTGGGGATTATCAGTCAACCGTGCAGGAACGAACTTGCGGTAGAACAACGGTTGACCTGCCTTCTCGTGACCGTTAGGCCATACAAAGGGCTTCATCGTATCTATGTCGTATGCGGGAAACGCTTGGTTTTCTGTGCGTGAGTCGATGTACATCTTCTTGACCCACCAGCCACCAACACCACCGGGGTTGGCTGTGCAGCGCATATATAGATTCTTTTGAAGTTCAGGATCTGTGGAACGTAGTCGGGAACGTAAATAGTCCCAGACGTAAGGGGTTGGGTATTGTGTAATTTCGTCGATACCTATCCAGTTGAAGGCTTGACCCTGAAAACGGGTTACGTCCTTGTCTCTGTCTAGGTAGGTAAACCAAATCGTGGCACCCGACGGGAATACCCACGTTGATTTTGATTCACGGAACTTTGCTCCGGGAAACGCCTTTGTATATAACTGGCGTGATTTATCTATGAGTTCGGTTAGTTCGTCGAGGGTGCGTCTTAGAAGAAGGCCCCTGTGATTAGGGTTGTGGCAATAGCGTAAGGGGTCAGCAAGTAAAGCAAACGACTTACCACCGCCAGCCGCTCCGCCGTAAAGAACATCTTGCTCACCTGCTGAAAGGAACTCCTCTTGAGGTCCCGGATTAGCTTGGAAGACAACTTCAGAATCGCCCACAAGGTCGGAAACGGATGGGGGTAGAACGGAGAGATCTCCCTCATCGATGACGTTCGTTCCGTTTCCTGCAACTCCTTTTTCGACTTTTCCAATTGTCTTTTCCAGCTTTCGAGCATAACTTCTTTGTGCTTCCGCTTTCTTCGTAGCTTGTGTAGCTTTCTTCTTTGCAGCCCGTAAACGCTTCTGTGCCCCACGACGGGCACGTTCAGCGGTGGACAGTTGATAGGTTCGTTTAGCTGGTTTCTGCTGATTTGCTTGCTTGTCTGCCACGACACGCCTTTCCACCGTGCTTCATACCTACTCTATCTATTACCATAGGTATGTATTCACTAACATGTAGTCGTTTTCTTCCTGCAGATTCATCTTGCATCATCAATATATCAACTTGACGACGTTGTTCTGCAGTTAAATCTCTATATGCTGGATATGATTTAGCCATCGATGACGACTTCTTTCTTTGGTGGCAACAGGACTACGCCGTGTATTGCCTGTACGTTGTGGTTGATTTGTTCCTGCTTTGCTACGCCGACGCGATTGAGTAGCGATTCGGCAGCTTTGAGGCGCAGGTCGTCACCTCTTTCCGGGGCGGGGTTATCTATCGTCTGGATCACACGGTTAGCTGCCTTCATTGCATTGGTAGCTAAGATGGTTTTAGTGCGATCTACGATCTCATCAGCAAGAGTTGACTTGAGCCACGCAGCAGATCCACGAGAGTATCCTGCATCAACGGCAGCAGCTGTTACCTGACCGCCATTTTCAAAGAGCAATTCTAGGAACCGCTCTTGTTGTTGGGTCAGTTCCTTCTTCTTGTGTGTCTGGGGAAGTAGATTCATCGTCATTCTCTGAAACGAACTTACAACGCCACTTCGTATCTACAGGAAATAGCTGTTGGGACACAACGAACTTTTCCATTTCAACGATTCGTGCTCTGCATTGCTGTTCTGAAAGGTACGGACCACGTGTATCTCGTATTTCTACACACATATCCGGTAAAACCGACAAGCAGACAAGTATCCAAGCTTCTAGCATGTCGATTTCCTGTCATTTATTACTGTGGGAAGGTCAGTTTGTAGCCTCAATCGCCCAATGTCAAGCATTTTAAGAGGGTTTTTGTCGGGATGTGCTAAGTAAACCTATGCCCACAACACAAGTATAGCTACTATATCTATGTAAGTCAACAATATTCGTAAAAAAAGGCGCAAAGGGGTGCTTTTTTCTTGACAAAACGGTAATCTACCTATACAATGGGACTAAGGCCCACAGGGAAATACACCCATACCCCCCCGTTTCCCCCTAAATAGTTCGTTTCATACCCCGCCGGGAGTACCCGCTGGGGTCTTTTTGTGCCTAAATTCAAGGGGGCAACTAAAAAGTGGCCCAGTTAGGAAGGGGGGGACCCCCTACACGTTCGTTTCATACCCATATCGATAACCTAAAAAATACAAAATTGCTGTCGGGATTGCATAGCAAATGTACGGGGGGTGGGGTGGCCCTCGCGCACCCGCCAAGCCAACAATATTTATTTGTCCCATCGGTGATGCCCAAGGATGCAACCACACCGAACCCCCACAACTTGGAACCCGCCGCATATCCCCCGCATGATACCGCGCACATGCGCCCGTGTGCCCCGTTTGTCATATCGTTTATTTCTCTACTGGCCTGTCGTTGTCCCATACATTAACAAAACCCGTACCAGTCACCGCCGGATTTATCCCGCAATATCAAGCCGCATGGGTATATTCTACCGATCAGGCAAAAAAGAACCCCGCCGGACTAGCCAAGCGGGGTCAAGTGGGAGGAAACTAGTTCGTTTCAGGTATCGTTGCGCCTATCCCATAACTCAGCAACAAGGCACCAACACCCGATAACACACCAAGCCAGCAACACCAGCATCAGAATATCACTCATCATCTTGGCCTTTTACTGTCAGGTTTAGCCGCGCAACGGTGCGTGGGTTGTCGGTTAACGTTGTGAATTGATCAAACCCGATAGACCGCAACAAAGCTTTCAGGGTTGCCGCCTGTGCTTCTAATGCTTCGACTGATTGCAAGATCAAGGCTTGTTCAGTGGTCGTAATAACAACCATGCGCTTGGCGTCGCTGTTAAAATCATCTTTGTTGATTGATATTGTGGTTTTCATAACGTTGGTTCCTTTCATATGAAAACGGGCAAGATCGCCCTGCCCGTTCATTATTAGTTCGTTTTGCCCTAGCTGGCAAGCTTATATTTAGGCCGCTGATATCCGGCACGGTTCACCACAATTTTATAACCATGTTGGCGCAACCGATGCACGGCATTAGAAACCCCGCGAATAGACAAGCCGGACTCACGGGCAAGGGTCTTTATATTGATGCCGTGCTTTCTAGCCGCCAGCACCCGATAAACCCGCGCCAGTGACGAATTCGGGCGGAATGGCCGCTTGTCGGTTCCGCGTTCGCCGCGCCGCCGGGCTGGTTGCAAGGGTTCCCCATGCATAACAGTTTGAAAATCAAACTCGGCCTTAAACCGCTGGTAT